TAGGATCTTTTGGATTATTAGTAATAATAGGTTCTCTATTTGTTTTATTTCCACCATTACCATATTGATTAATAATGCTTTTTTCATCTTGATTACCAGCTAAGTTAGTTCCATATTGATTACTAAAAGCAGTATTCATAGTAGGTTGATTAAAATTAGATTGTTGATCTTGAGGTTGATATACACCACCTACAGCAAATTTTTGTGTATTAATATGTATTTCTTTAATTAAATCATCAACATTCATTTTTCTAGATTTAGCAACAATGTCTAATTCTTTTTTATGTTTTTCATTAATTAATAAACCACCATTACCACATTTAATTTTACCACCATAAGCATTAACATCTTGTAATGCTTGTACATGATTATTTATAATATCTTCTTTTTCTTTAGCTAATCTATGTTTTTCATTTTTAACCATTAACTCATTTAAGTCTTTGTCCATAGAAGTTTTAGCATAAGAATCATCTTCTCTACCTTTATATTTATTTCTAATTCTTTTAGCTTGAGAAGCATAAGTAGATTTACCTTCTCCTAATCTATCTGAAAATATATAATTTTTATAACTAACTTCTCCAGTTTCTACTTCAGCATTTTTACCTAATGGAATACCACCTTGTTCATGAGTATTACCATTAAATTCATTATATCCTGACATATTATCTAATGGACCACCATTAGCTCTATAATAAGGATTAGCTGAACTAATTTCAGCAGGACCAGCATTAGCTTTTATATCTTCATTAATAAGTTTATTTTTTTTCTTAATACCAGCTGCACCACCAATTCCTCCAGCAATACCTCCAATACCAGCACCGATTAACATACCCCAAGGTCCAAATGATTTTCCCATCATAGCACCTTGTGATGTTCCTTGCCAATATCCTGCACCTCTAGCATTAAAAGAAGATTGTCTACCATATTCATCAGTAGTTTTTTCATTAATTTGATTTCCTACTATAGTACCAACTCCGCCAGAACCACCCATTCCACTTAAGCCTTGCATAAAAGCTTTACCTTTACCTCCACCTTCTCCAGTATCTTCTTCATCTCCTTCAGGACCTCCATCCCAATACATTTGTTTAGGTTTAGCTACAATAATTGGATTAGAATTATTGATATGCATTGAAGGAAAGTTTACAGGTAAGAAATAATTTTTTTCTTTTCTAGATTTTGCCATTGTTAATAACGTTATTCAAAGTTAATAATATTACATTAATAGACCAAACAAATTATGTACTAATTAGTAATATAACTTATTTGGTCTAATAATTTATTTTGTTATAAAGGAGAAGGAGTATAACTATATATTAAATCATGTAATACAAATCTTTTATTTGCATTATTATCATATTCTAATGTAAGTTCAGCCCAAGGATTTCTAATTCTACTTTTACCATCAGAAGAATCTCTTGGAATATAAGTTCTCCAATGTCTCATTCTTCTTTTAATATTAATATTATTAGTTAATGTAATTAATCCTGTATCTTGATATTCATTTCTAATTCTTAATCTATTAATAGTTTCATTATAAATATCTAATTTACTACTATTATAAACTTCAGATAAATATTCTAAATTATCAATAGTTTTAGTTACATTACCATTATCACCAAGTATAGTTTTAATTATACAAGTAGAAGGTGTATTATTATAAAATACTCCAAAATCACCTATGTTATGAGTATATGCTTCAGATTTAGTTCCAGGATTAACAGATAATAATCTTCTTCCATATTGTAAATATAAACTTGGAGTATATGTATAAAAACTTTCAAAAGCATCTAACATCTCATTATAGCTAATAGTATATTTTTCATTATCTCCTTTTAAAAAGGTAAATAATACTCTATTATATCTATAATCAGCTTCTGCATGTACTCCTACTGGACCACCATTAATAACTCTTAATGTATGATCATTTTTAGTAATATCTCCAGTAATATTATTAGCAAACCAAGAACTCATACCTTTAACATCAGATATAGGATTTGGACCACCAGTATATTTAAATACTTTTTTAAGTCTAGCATCATAATGATATAATGCATTTTCTGTAGGTACAATACAAAATTGATGATAACTTCCAGTTAAAGTAGAAATGTATTGGTAATCTGGAAAAACTCCTCCAATACCTAATACTAATTCTTGTCCAGATTGATCTGTAATAACTGATCTTTCATCTATAGAAGCTATACCAAAAGCCATATCTTGATAAAAGTATAATCTATCTCTATAATTAATAATTCTATTAATTGGTCCATAAATACCATTTACTTCAGTTCTATTAGCTGTTCTAAATATACGCCAACTATCTATTAATTCTCCATCTATTTTATTATCTGAAGCCCATAATTGATGTGGATGTTCTTCTGTAAATCTTATTAAAAAATCTCTTGAAAAATATTTACTTTCTGCTATATTTTCTTGAGACCATATAGGATTATAAATATAATCATTACCTTCATAAGCTAACATACTTAAAGCACTTTTATTAGCAGCCCAAGTAGTACCTTCTCTATAATCTGCATTACAAGGACTTTCTGTAGGAAAACATACTGCTACAGATAGTTTATTAGGTACTGGAGGATCATAAGGAGAACTATATGCAGTACTTTGATTAACAAACATTTGTATTTGTTCATCATCATAGTAATTAACAAATACATCACCTCCCCATACATCAGGACTATATATTTTATTAGTTATACCATTTAAATTATTATTTAAAGTTTGAAAATGATTAGTAGAAACATAAACACTTTTACTTCTATCTTCAAATGTATTACCACCATATTGATTAGTAACATATCTACAATAATAAACTTCTTTAAATAATACTTCATCAGAAATATTACCTACTTGAAAAGATAAACCTCTATAATCACCACCTCCATTCCAAGTTAAATTAGTACCTGGATCACCACTATTATGTTGTATTGATGGCGTAGCTGTTAACATAACTGCCATTTTAGGACTACCTAAACCTAATGGTGTTTCTTTTCTAGGACCAAAATCTCTACAATAAGAAGCATTCATTAAATTATTTGGTGCTGTATAACCATTAGTTAAACTAGAACCACTATAATAATATTGACCTACTTGCATTATTTCTTGATTACCTATTTGAAACCATTCTCTAGCATGAGTAGGAGCTTGATAATCTCTTAATTTATATTCAAAACCATATGCTTTATCATCATCAGTTCCAGAGATATCCATATAATATTTACCACATTTAGCAGTATAATAACCAGTAGTTTTTAAAAAATCACCATCTTTAAATGTTACTCCATATAATTGTCCCATAGGAGATAATATATAAGCTACTCTTTTTGCATCACTATTTGCTATTTGAGGATCTAAAAATCCTGGTTTATCAGCTAAATGATAATTTGAATTTTCAGTATTACTAAATACAACAGTATCATCAGTTAATTGATAAGGATTATTAGCACCACCTGTACCATCTATAAATTGTTCATATCTATGAATAATACTATTTTCATAACTATCATCTTGTATATCAAAATACATTAACATACCAGAACCAAGTTTAGTTTTATCAGAGTCTTCTCTTCTTACTTTAACTACTGAAAAACCTTTAACTAATTCTTTACTTCCTAATGTATTAATATCTACAGTATATTTAATACCTAATGTATATAAATAAGGACTAGAAAATTGTTCATCCATTAATGGATAACCATCTTCAACATCTGGAAATCTAATATCAGCTATCCATTCAGCAAAAGAAGTACTTCCTCTTCTACTCCAAAATATTAAACCTTTTCTATAAACTTCTCCTCTAGCATAACCTCTAAAATAAGCTTCATTATAAGCACCAGCATTATTTTCAATTTGTCCACTATCTTCAATTATATAAGTACTACCATCTCCATTTAATTGACCATTCATTGGATAATCAGATGGACTATTTCCTACACTTACATGTGGAGGTCCTGTACTTACATTATTAATAAAGTTACCTGGTATAGAATGTGTTATAAAAGTATATTTAACATTAGGTCCTTCACCACCAAGAGTAGTACCATCTGATTGATATTTATATTGAGAAGTAAACCAATTAGGATCAGATTCATCATTATAAACATTAATAGCATCATGTTTAGGATCAATATTAGTCCAACTAGTACCAGCACCTGGACCAGTTAATATTAATTTAGTAACACCATCTATTGTTATATCTCCTAAGTTACTATCTTTAATTAAAGCAATTCTAGAACTATTAAATCTATAAGCTCTAGCATCAAACTCAATATCAAAGTTTTCTGTAATTGTATTAGCAGCTATTAACTTATTATCTTTAACTTCAATATCTTTAGCAATATCAAATCCTGATGATAAACTATTAAATTCAACATTTGTAAGTTCTGTAGCACTATCTAAATCACTACAAGTAACAGTCATATTTCCAGTAACTGGTACTTGTTCTTCTGCAAATTTATATATTTTATAAGTATTTAAACCTGTATAAAGTACAGCAATATGTTGTATAGTTGTATATGAAGTATCTATTTCAGTTAAAGTATAAGTTGCAGATCTTGTTTTACCATTATTATCTCCTACAAAACTATTATAAGAACCATAAGGTGAAGCACCTGTTAAAGGGTACATGGCAGAAAGAGGAGCTAATAAAGTTTCTCCACCAGTATTATCAATTAATCTATAACTAAATTGTATTTGAGCACCTGTTTGTAAATTTCCACTACCAACACTTTGTACAATAGCTTGTGCAAAATTAATACCTGGAGCTAAACTAATATTATCTAAAGGAACATCTAATGAATTAGGTTCTGCAATATTAAATACTCTTACTGAATTATAAAAATCAGTCCAATAAACTCTTTGTATTTCATTACTTTCATATCTTCCTACAACTCTTCCTATTCTATGATTTGTTGTAAAATTTAGTTTTTGATTATAAACTAAATGATTAGCTATTGTTAAATTATTAGATGATAAACCAATTATTGTTTCAGTTGCTTCATCAAAAGTTAATTTCCAAATTTGTCCATAAGAATTTAATGGAGAAAGACTATCTTCAGAAGTAGTAAATATTACAATAGTATCTACTATAGTTCCCCATCCAATAATTCTTAAATTATTTTGAGCTGGAATAATAGTACCATCTGTTAAAGTCATTTGAGTTAAATTAGGTACATTAAATGCTAATTTAGTTCCTTTTTCATTTTCTAATGAACCTGTAGATTTACCTTCATCTGTTATTACTCTCCAATCTTTGGCATAATAATATGTAGATTGATCCTCTTTGCTTTGAGTACCATCTTGGTTCATTCCTTTAATCCATGATTTAATTCCCTTCATAATATTTCCATTTATAGTTAAAAGATGTTTTACTTTTTCCTTGACAACAATTAGCTATAGAAGAAGGATCACATTTAAATGATCTTCCTATTTCAGCAGTACTATTCCAAATTTTAACTTGATTATTATTTAATGTATATTGTATAACTTTTTTACCTCTTTTAGATTTAAAATTTCCTAAAGAAATTCCTTTATATCTAAATATAAAATTTTTTATATTATTATTTTTATTTAAACATACTTTACTAATTGTTGAAGTACATATGTTTAATTCTTTACCAGCTTCTTTAATAGAATTCCAACTTTTTATAAATTCTCCATTTAAATCATACTGATCTATTTCTTTTGTTAAATGATTATAAATATTTGATATTGGTTGTTTTATATTATATCCAAAATTAACGTTTAAAGTATTTAATATATTAATCCAATATTGTTCAATATATAAAAGTAATTCTTCTTGACATTCTTCTAAAATTTCAAATTTAAAATTTTTAATTCCGTATTTATTAAAAGCTTTTTGTAAATAAGGATTATTATGCTTATTATTTTTTAAAGATTGTTTATGATGAATTAATCTAGAAGAAATATTATTACTACTTCCTATATAAATTTTATTATTTATAATATTAGTTATAGTATATATTCCTTTCATAATTAACAATTATTAGTTGTATTTGTATCTTCTTCTCCAGTAACATCATCACCTGTTGCAGAATCTTTATAACTAAAGAATGTTGGTGAAGGAGTATTTCTATTATTACCTGGAAAATTAGCATTTATTGTATTATGAGTATATCTTTCTTCTTGATGTCCAGCAGAACTAAATCCATCTTTTTGTTGATTGATTTTCTTAATAAGTCTAATCCAATTATTTTTAATAGATTCCATCATATCTGGATTAGGCATATTACCTCTTGTTTGTGCAGCACCAATATACCAATCTCTATCTTGTTCTAATTTTTGATAAACATTATTATTAATTTTACCTTGCATCCATTTAATAAATCCTATTTTCATCATTAAATGATAAGCTACAGCATTTTTAAATTTAACATCATCAGGTATTCTAGGATATCCTTCTTCATCTACTGGAATAGCTTTATATGCTAATCTAACAGTACCTTCATCAAAATTAACAAACATGTAATCATCATTAACTTTATATGTTATATCTGAAGTACAATTTTTATCTTTTAATTCTGAACAAAACATATGATAAGCATCTGTAGAATATCTCATTTGTGCAAAATGTTGTGCATGTTCAATATCTTGATGAGGAGCAGCACCTGCTGTAATAAGTAAATGCATATCAATAGGTAATCTACCTTTTCTATGACTAATACAAATAGTTTCTACTTTTTCAATATATTGCATAGGAGTTCCTATGAATTCAATAGCTTCACCTATCCATTCTACAGCATTACCAAAGTCTAATTGATCTAACATGCCCATGTCTCTGTAAGCTTTTTCTATAATAGCTCTACAAGAAACATATTTTCCATTTGTTATCATCTTATATTTTTAAATTGTTTAAAGCATTATTTAAAGATTCTTTAAAAGATTCTTTTTTTTCTACTTCACCTGGTTCTTCTAATGGATCAGTTTTACTAATATAAACTTTTTCATGGTCTATCCATTTATCATTACCTTTTTCTTTTTTATAACCACATTCTCTAACAGTTACTACATAACCATTTTCTACTTGTTTAACTTCTATTGAAGTAGTTATTCCATTTTGTTCTAATGATTTTCTAGTAACAGATTCTTCTGTACCTTTTATCATTAATTTTTCTGTTACTTTTGCCATTTTATCTTTCTTTTAAAAAGTAGTCAACTACTCTATTTTCATCTTTAAATATTTCAGCTAATTTTAATTTAGCTGTTCTACAAGGTACAAATACATAAGCACTTTTATTATTAAAATTACATTGCTTACTTCTCCATACAAATTTACCTACATATTGATTAGAATGTTCATTTACAAATCTAATCATTTTTTTATTAAGTTTAGCTTCAGGATTTTCATTCCAAAGTTTTCTAGTTTCTTTCCAATTAATAGGCATTCTATTAATGAAATTACCTTGTTCATCTATTCTT